GGTTCGCAGCCACCGGCTGTCTTCCTCTCCGCGCAGGCCCTCGAGCAGGCCGCCGCCGGCAGCGAGCCAGGCCTCGTGCAGCTCGCGGTGCTCGATCAGCACCGAGTCGCGGTACCCGGCACCGGCCAGCGCCTGCTCCACGGCCCAGGGCGTGCCCTTCTTGCGGTGCCAGGCAATGCTGCCGGCGATGGCGGCGCGCTTGCGCTCGACTGGCCAGGCGTCGTCCCAGACATCGACGGACAGCGCCCAGGCCAGCCAGGGCAGGTTCGCCTCGGGGCAGGTGGCCGGGTTCCACAGGGCGCGGATGGCATCAGGCGTCAGGGCCAGGCTCATGGCCTCGGCCAGGGCGCGCTCCAGCGCTGTGCTGTTGGGAGGCAGTAGCTCAGACATCGGTCACGCTCCCGGCCTCGATGCTGAGCTCGTCGAGCAGCGGGGCCTGGGCGTCATCGCAAACGATGTCGGCCAGCGGGGCGAGCAGCTCCACACGCTGCACGCCGGGTTGATGCAGGGCGGCATAGATGCCGGACAGCGTTGCGTCATAGCCGAGCCGGTAGACGCTGGCCGCGTAGGCCTGTGCGGCAGCCGTGGCCGCTGCGAGCACCGGCGCGGCCGATGGCCCCGGGTACATGATCAGGCGGGCACGGATGGCGTAGCGCTGGATGCTGGCGGGCACCAGCTCGACGGTGTCGTTGACGCTGCGGCGGTCGCGGGCGCTGAGGTGATCGCGAGCAGCCTGCAGCAACTCGGCGGTCGGTACGCCCTCGGCGCTGCTGGCGAGCAGCACGACGCGCACGATGCCGGGCTCCGGGCGCAGCACGGCGGCATCCGCCACGCCGGCGACAGTCAGTGCATGGAAGCGATAGGCCTCGAAGGTGCCGCAGCTGGTGTAGCTCTCCGGGGCCAGCTGGATGCGCCGGCGCAGCGCGTCGTCATCTTCGTAGCGGGCGGGCACTGGCGGGATGGCCGAGGCATCGCCGGCATCGAGCAGCAGGCGCTCAACGCCAAACGGCGCGCCGATGTTGTCCAGATCCGCCTGAGTAGCGTAGGCGAGCAGGACGGCGCGGGCGGCGTCGTTGACCCGTTGGCGCAGGATCAGTTCGCGGTAGGCGCTCTCTTGCAGCAGTTTGGTGCGCGGGTCGGACTCCAGCGCCAGTTCGGCAGCGACATCGGCCTGCTGGCCCTCGGGGTAGAGGCTCACCAGTCGGGCCTTGCGGGCTGCGAGGATCTGCTCGTAGTCGAGGGTTTCGACCACGTCGGGCGCAGGGAGGCGGCTGAGGTCGATGGGGCTAAAGGTGCTCATGCGCTGGCCCCCAGTGCGAGGGGCACTTGCAGGTTGATGGCTTCGTTGGTGTCCACTTTTGTGGCTTCCAGGTCGAGCAGGCCGGCGCTGGCTTCGTTGCCGCGTTGCAGTTGCACGCGGGTAATGCGTATGCGCGGTTCCCAGCGCATGAGGGCGATGGCGGTGGCGGCGTACAGGCGCAGGGTGGTGGCGCCGTTGAAGGGTTCGTCGATCAGGTCGGGTACGTTGCTGCCGTATTCACGACGCGCAATGCGCGTACCGATGCGGGTTGTGAGGATGTCGCCGATGGACTGTTTGATGTGGTCCAGCTCGTTGAGGGTGCTGCCGGTGATTCTGTTCACTTGGGCGCCCCCGTGTCGGCCGGGCCGGCCATGACGCCGCCGTGTACGTGGTGCACCAGGCTGATGCCGGCGGCGATGACGTCGCCGCTGGCGGTTAGGGTGCCGGTGAGGGTGATGTCGCCGACGATGCTGATGCCGCCATCGGCGATCAGTTCGGCCTGGCCGCCGCCTGGCAGCTGGGCGCGCAGCTTGTGAGCGGCGGCGTCGTATTCGATTACGGCACCGTCCGGGTAGGTGGTGCGGTCGAGGTTGGCCACGTTGCCGGGTGCCGGGTTGTTGCTGGAGTAGATGCCGACCAGGGCGATGCCTTGGGCGAGTTCGCCGCTTGGGCTGTACACGATGCACTGCTCGCCATTGCTGGGCGGGTTCCAGCGCTTGGTGGTGCCTGCGCGCAGGCTGAGCCAGGGCAGCCAGCCGGTGAGGATGGCGCCGGATTGGACGCGGCACAGGGCTTTGGCATGGTCGACCTGGGCGATGGTGCCGAGGCGGATCATGTTGTCGAGGCGGCGGCGGAGTTCGGCGATGTCATTCATGCAGCGATGTTTGCCGCCGCGCGCGCGTGATGCACGGACGTGGCGGCGGAGCGGGGGGCGCTACGGCGCGAGGTGGGCCAGCAGTTCGTCGCGGATCATGTCGAGGTCGGCATCGGTGAAGCCGAGCAGCTCACGGCGGTTGTATTGGACGTCGGGCGAGTTGCGGCCGGGGCGGTCGCGTAGGCCGTACTGGTGCACGCGGGCCAGGCGCGACGTGCGGCCGAGGAAGCCGATGGCGATGCTGCCGGCAGTGCTCTGCAGTTTGAGGTGCCGGGCCTGGCGCAGTTTGGTGAACATTTTTTGTTTGACCCGGCCTTGCTTGCTGCGCAGGGGCTGGCGGGCCTTGCGCGGGGCGTAGGGGGTGCCGTCCGGGTTGCGTTGCGCGGCGATGCGCTGCTGTTGGCTGCGGCGCAGTGTGCGGGCGATGCCCTGGTTGAGCTGGCGGCGCTGTTTGGGTTCGAGCTTGGCGAGCAGGGCGCCGGCCCAGTCTTCCAGGGCGCGCAGGTCATCAGCCACGGTTGGGTACCGGGTGCGGGGTTGCCAGGGCGGCGCCGCCGTTGGGTTCGGCGCTGGTCCACTCTGCCAGCAGCTCGCTGCCGGCGTAGAGCTGGAAGGCGGTGGCGGGCAGTTGTTCGGTGAGCTGTGGCTCTGGGGCGTGCTCGATGTTGTGGGTGCCGTCGGCCTGGCGTTTGACGATGACGCGCTCGGTGAGCGGCAGGGTGATGGCGAGGTCGACCAGGTCGTCGGCGAGGATGTCAGCTTCGAACTGAATGGCGTCTTTGGCCTTCTCCAGGTTTTCCATCAGGTCGGGCTGGTTGGTCTTCAGCCAGGCGAGCAGGGGCACGGCGACGGCGTCGGGGTGGCCGGCGTAGTCGGTGAGGATGAGGTTGAGGGTGTAGCTGTATTCGAAGGACAGGCCGGGGGCGGTGGTGCTGCGGATGCGGCCTTGGTCGATGAAGACCAGGACTTTATCCGGGTTGCCGCGCAGTTCGGGCACGGCGGCGATGAGGTGTTGTTTGAGGCTGCTGGGTTTGTTCACGGCTCGCGCCTCGGCTGTTGTTGCTGGTGTTGGTAGACCGCGTCGACCTGGGCGGCGCATTCGGCCCAGGCGGACAGCAGGTAGTCGCTGTCGTCGCTGAGCTCGCCGTTATTCTGCGGCGCCGCCGGCAGCAGGCTGCAGGGCGTTACGACGGGACAGCCAGTCACGATAACCACTGGCTCCGGTAAGGGCGGGGCGCTCATGCAGCCGGCGAGCAGCAGCAGGCAGAGGCTGAGCGCTCCAATCAGCAAAGGTCTGGTCATTGCGGCGGGTTTCCTGTTTTTGCAGGTGGCTGGTGGCGTGCTGCCTGCGCACGTCGGCCTGGGCGGTTTGCAGGCCTTGCTGGGCGGCGCGCTGGGCGGCGAGCTCGCTGCCCATGCGGATGATGGCGTTGGCCTGGCGGGTGTTGCGCTGTTGCAGGTTGGTGATGACCTGGGCGTCGCGCTCGGCCCGCGCCTGCCCGGCCTGGTGCTGCTGGTAGGTGCTCCAGAGCAGCAGGGCGAGGGCGCCGAGTAGGGCCAGGCCGTAGAGGGTTTGGCGCAGGGCGGTCACACCGCCACCTTGACCTGCCCACCACAGCCGCAGTCAGCGTGCCGCTGGTAGGCGCGTTCGAGTTTGACGTCGTAGAGGTTGCGGGCGTAGGCCGGGCCGTTGTAGCGGCGGGCGAACTCGGCCCACTTTTTGGCCTTGAGGGCTTTGAGCAGGGCGGCATCCTTCTCGATGAAGCGGACGAAGGCTTCGAACTGGTCGGCCTCGCTGCGGTGCATGAGGGTGATGAACTCGTCGACGCTGGCGTAGCCGAGGCGCTCGGCGTGGTAGCCCATGATCTGGAAGGCGCCCCAGCTGGCGGACTCATTGGCGGCGAGGGTGTCGATGTAGCGGGCGTTGGCCAGGCGCTGGTGCTCTGCGGTGCCGCCGGCGTAGCCACCGGGGGCGCGGTTGACCAGGTTGGGGTGCTGGGCGGCGAGTTGGTCGGCGCGGGCGATCAGGGCGGCACTGTTGTCGCCTTCGCTGCGCACCAGGCACAGGCGGGCGTGCATGACGTGGCGCTCGTAGAGGATTTTGGGCCTGCCGTTGGCGAGGAAGCCGGCGCCGTTGCTCTCGACTTCGTTGACGGCGTAGACGCTGGCCAGATCCACGCCCAGGCGTTTGGCGGCGGCGACCAGGGTGGCGTTGCTGAGCAGGCGCGAGCAGTCGGCGCCGGCCAGGGCGGCGAGGGTTTTCGGCCCGGCGATGCCATCGGCCACCAGGCCCATTTTGAGCTGGTAGGCGCGCACGGCTTTCTCGGTTTGGTCGCCGAAGTGGCCGTCGGGTACCAGTTTGGCGCCGGCTGCGTTAAGCGCCCATTGCAGTTGCTGGACGGCCTGGCCCTTGGAGCCGTGGCGGAGGGTGTGCTGGGTCATAGGGTTTCTACCTTTCTGCTGTAGAGGCGTTTGAGGCCGGTGCGGATGCCGTCGGCGCCGATCAGGCCGACCAGGCCGCCGAAGAAGGGGGCGAACTCGACGGGCACGCCGAGCCAGGGCAGGCCGTTGGTAAGGGCGAGGGTGAGCAGGCCGCAGATGAAGCCTTCGCCCAGGGCGCGCCTGATGGCGCCGCCGCTGTAGATGAAGCGGGCGGCGGCGAGGGTGGCGGACAGGGCGGCGGCGTAGACCAGCGGGTGGTGGTGCTCAAGCCAGGCGAGCAGCCAGGCCCAGGTTTCAGGACGGTCAGGCATGTGGGGCATCCGGGTGGCCCTCGTTGAGGGGAGTGGGGTGGTTCAGTCCCATAGGTTCACCATCTGGCTTTGCTCGGCCTGGGGGGCGGCGGTGGGCAGGTTGATGAGGGTGCCGTTGGGCAGCACGGGGCCGAGGTCGGCCAGGCCGGGGTTGGCGTCGAGCACCAGCTCGACCAGGCCAGCGGTGCGGCCGTAGTGGCGCCAGACGACGGCGTCGACGGTGTCGCCCTGGACGGTGCGGACGGTGTCCATCAGAGCAGTTCCACGGTGGTGCGGCTGATGCCGAGCAGGTCACGGATGGCGAAGCGGGCGTCGCGGCGGTAGTCGTCGGCGGTCAGCTCTTCGGCTTCGCCCTTAGCGGCGCCGGCCTCGGTCGCGGAATAGTTGCGGTAGCGCTCGGCCACCTCGGCGCTGGCGGTGCTGTAGATGGCGCGACGGTAGGTGTGGATGAGTTCGCTTTCGTCCTGGATCTGTTCGGCGGGGACGTCTTTCAGGGTTTCAGCGCCCTGGGCCATGTAGCGCAGCTTGAGGGGGCGCAGCTCGCGGTTGACGCTGATCATGGCCGCGACGGCGGCTTCTTCCAGGCGTGCGTTGCTGACGTTGCCGCCGATGCGCTGACGCTCGCGCAGGTGGTTGGCGTCGATGTCGGGCCAGAAGCCGTCGTTGGTGAGGGTGAAGGGCTGCGCGGGTGCGCTGGCGACGAATCCGCTCATTTCAGGCCGCTCGAATAAGTCGGCGGTGGTCGGGGCGTCACAGCGCGGGAAGGAGTTACCTGCTGATCAGCCCCGAGCCGCCGGGGTGCCGGGGGAAGGCTCGGTTAGTCGGCTTGGCCGACGTGTTTTTTCAGCTGACGGTCGACGAGCTCCAGGTCGCGTTTGCCGCCGCATTTGTCGTGCAGCTCCAGGGCGCGGGTGAGGAAGTGGCGGGCCACTTCCAGGCTGTGAACGTCAGCGGGGTTTGGTTTGTCGGGGTCTACCTGAGCAGCAGCAACTCGGCCCATGGCAAGCATGAGCTTGGCGCGTACTTCGTCGGGCATGTCTTCGCCAGCGGTGAGGCGGTCAGCCTCGGCCAGCAGGCCGATATCGAAGGTGCCGCCGGCCTTGAGGGCCTTCAGCGCGGCTTCGGCGATTTCTTCGGCCACCAGGCAGCCGGTGGTACGGGCGAAGCGGTCGGGCAGGGTGAGGCCGTGCTGGAGTACGTAGGCGGCAATTTCCAGCCCGCCTTGGTAGTCGCCGGCGTCGAGGCGCCACACCATGACGGTGGTGAGCACTTCGTCCTGGGCGCCCTGGCCGGCGGCGAGTACGCCCGCGATATAGGGGGCATAGTCCGGCAGCAGCTTGGCCTTGAGTTCCTCTTTGCCCTGGGTGCTTTGGATGCCTTTGAGCTGCTGGTGGTGCTGGTGCAGCTGGGCCATTTGCAGTTCGTAGGCGCCGGAGCCGGCCATGGGTTGGTCGGCGGCGGTGCTGGCGGCAGCCACAGCAGCGCGTTTGCGCTGCTGGGTGCGTTGGGCAAGGGAGAGTCCCATCGCGATTAGACCTCTTCGATGTTTTCGACCAGGGCTACCAGACCGAAGTCCTCGATCACGTAGGCATCGTTGCTGGACTGGTAGTCGGCTACGCGGTCGTACTCAGGTTCGTCCTTGAGGTGGCGGCGGCGGGCACCTTCCTGCCAGTAGATGGACAGGTTATTCAGGGTGGTGATGAGCACGGTGCCATCCGGGAAGTACGGGGCATCGACGATGGGCAGGCCGCCCAGGCGCGCACGGTTGACGATCTCGCCGGCGGCGTTTTCTTCGACGTTACTGGCGGCGCCTTTTTCCACTGCGTTGAGCAGCTTGTCGTGCAGCAGGTTGCGGCTGACCATGACTACCAGGTTGGGGTTGTTGCGGTGCCACGGGTCCAAGAGCTGGACGTTGTCGTAGACCAGCCCGTCGAGGGTCTTGTAGTCACCGGCGGCGCCGATGGTGACCTTGCCAACGGTGGCGCCTTCGTCGAGGACGCGGTCGGCAGCGCTGGTGCGGATTTTCTGCAGCCAGCCGATGTTTACGTCCTGGCGCAGCGGGTTGGCTACTGGGTCAGTCGCGGTGGCGGCGCTGGTGCCGTTGAAGCCGATCATGATGCGGTCGAGGCCTTGGCGCTGGGCAATGGCTCCGGTCAGACGTACCTGAAAGTCCGGGAACTTGGCCCAGGCATCGAGCAGCGCGTAGGGGAAGGCGCTGTCGAAGTTGGTCTGTTTGCAGGTGTATTTATCGCTGGCCAGCGATTCGCGGCGGCCAGGGTTACGGCGGTTGCCGCCGGCGGTGTCGGTGCGGCTGGCAATCGGGCCGTTTACGCCGAGCAGCAGGGCTTCACCGGACTGTTCGGTAACGCCGATGATGTTGATGCGGCCAAGCAGGGTGGTGGCTTCCTGGATGGCGGTTTCCAGCTTCTGCTGGATGCTTGGTTCGACGTTGAACTTAACAGCGGCGCTGTCGACGCCGTTCATTTTGGCGACGTGGGCCAGGTAGCCGTTGTAGGCGAGGCGGGTTTCGTTACGCATTGGGTAGCTCCGAAGCTGGGGTGGTGGGTCAGAACGCGGCCAGGTTTTTGCCGTCGCCACCCGGAACTACCGGGCGTTGGCTGTGTTTTTGGCTCGGGGTTTCTTCCAGGCGCTTGACCAGGTCGGCGAACTCGCCGGCCAGCTTGGTGTGGGCGGCCTGCAGCTGCTGGTGGGCGGCGGTGGCCTTGGCGAAGTCTTCCGCCTGCTTGGCGCCGTGCTCGGCTAGGTCGCCAATCATTTCGCCCAGCTCGGCGAAGTGGGCGGCGTCCTTGCCTTCTTTGTCCTTGCTCAGTTTCAGCAGCTCGCCCATGCGGCCCTTGAGGGCGGCGAACATGCTGGGGGTGTCGTCTACTTCCTCGAAGGCAAGTTCGGTCTCGATGGCCTCGGTGAACATCGAGGTATCGGAGTAGTGGCGATCCTTGAACGGGCTGGCGTCCGGTTTCTGCGCGGAGAAAGCGAGCACGTCGGTGCCGAGGCTGGCGGGCGAGTCGGTGACGGCCAGGCCGACGATGTAGGCCTCGCCGGAGTCGGCGAAGCTGTCGTCGATCTCGATCGAGGTGTAGATCTTCTGCTTGGCCTTGTTCATCGCGACGAGCTCGGGGGTCGGCTCGATCTGGGCGAACAGGGCGAGTTTCTTCTGGCCGGCGATTTCGACTTCTTCGGTCTTCACGGCGGTGATGTCGCCGTAGGCCTTGAACGGGCTATCGGGCAGCAGGCTGCGGTAGTGCTCCAGCCAGACGCGAGCACCATAGGTGTTCTGGTTGAAGTTCTTGGCGGCTTGCTCCAGCCAGGAACGCTCGATCTTGCGTTTGTCGGTGGTGGCGCCTTCTACGGCGACACGGAACCACTTGGAGCGGAATTTCTTGGCGGGGGCGTTGCTGGCGGCCATGCTGGGTAATCCTCGGTGCGGGTTTCGCGTTGAGGGCATGGTCGGCACGCGGGCAGGGCGCGGCAACGCGCGGGCGGCGGCACGGGGGGCGGTACGACGCCAGCTGGTAACGGCTCACGCGCGCGGGCGGCAGCATCGGCGCCATGAATGCTATCGCTCAGCCCGCACCCTTCACCGACAGCCGCCGCCAGGCCAAGTTTCTGTACTGGACGGGGTGGCGCGTCACGGATATCGCCGATTACCTGGGCGAGAAAGAGCGCACGGTCCACAGCTGGAAGAGCCGCGACGAGTGGGATAGGGCGGACAACGTCGAGCGGATCGGCGGGGCGCTGGAAGCGCGCCTGGTGCAACTGATTCTGAAAGACGGCAAGACCAGCGGCGACTTCAAGGAAATTGACCTACTGCATCGCCAGCTTGAGCGGCAGGCGCGGATCCAGAAGTACCAGGGCGGCGGGTCAGAGGCGGATCTAAACCCGAACATCGAGAAGCGCAACGAGGGGCCGAAGAAACAGGCCGTCCGTAATGAGCTGAGCGAGGAGCAGATCGAGACGCTGGTGGAGGCGTTCCGCGATAGCTGTTTCGACTATCAGCTCGACTGGTACCGGGCTGGCAATCAGCGCACGCGGATGATTCTGAAGTCTCGCCAGATTGGCGCGACGTTTTATTTCGCCCGTGAGGCGCTGATCGATGCGATCACCACGGGGCGCAATCAGATTTTCCTGTCTGCCAGCAAGGCACAGGCGCACCAGTTCAAGACGTACATGCAGGCGTTTTTGAATGAGGTGCTGGGGGTGAAGCTCACCGGCGACCCCATCGTGCTGTGGAACAACGCCGAATTGCACTTCCTGGGCACCAACTTCCGCACGGCGCAGGGGCGCAGCGGCAACTTCTACTTTGACGAATTTTTCTGGGTGCATGGCTTCGCCGAGATCAACAAGGTGGCCTCGGGGATGGCGTCGCAGAAGCGCTGGCGCAAGACGTATTTCTCGACGCCCAGCTCGATGGCGCACCCGGCCTATGTGTACTGGACCGGCGAGCGGTTCAACAAGGGGCGCCCGACTGCGCAGCATATCAAGCTGGATGTGAGCCACGACGCCCTGCAGGCCGGGAGGCCGTGCGAGGACAGGGTGTGGCGGCAGATCGTGACGATTCTGGACGCCGAGGCGCGCGGGTGCGATCTGTTCGACCTGGAAGAACTGCGCATGGAGTACGACGCGCCGTCCTTCGAAAACCTGATGATGTGCCAGTTCGTCGACGACGGGGACAGCATCTTCCCGCTGACGATGCTGCAGCCGTGCATGGTGGAGTCGTGGGACTGGCCGGACTTCAAGCCGTTCGCGGCGCGCCCGTTCGGCGACCGCCAGGTGTGGCTGGGCTATGACCCTGCCGAGAACGGCGACAGCGCCGGCCTGGTGGTGCTGGCCCCGCCGACCGTGCCGGGCGGGAAGTTCCGGGTGCTCGATCGCTTCCAGTTCCGGGGCATGGATTTCGAGGCGCAGGCCGAGAAAATCCGCCAGCTCACGCAAATCTATTGGGTCACTTATATCGGCATCGACACCACGGGCATGGGTACCGGCGTGGCGCAGTTGGTCAAGCAGTTCTTCCCGAACGTACGCACGTTCAGCTACAGCCCCGAGGTGAAAACCCAGCTGGTGATGAAGGCGTGGGACGTGGTGCGCAAAGGGCGCCTTGAGTTCGACGCCGGCGCTACCGATATCGCCCAGGCGCTGATGGCCATCCGCAAGACGATGACGGCCAGCGGCCGCAGTTTCACTTACACAGCAGGACGCAGCGAGGCGACCGGCCATGCCGATCTGGCCTGGGCGCTGTTCCATGCCCTGTTCAACGAGCCGTTGGAAGGCAGGACCTCATCCAATACGGCCATCATGGAGATTTGTTAGATGAGCACAGAGCAGAAGGGCGGCCAGCCGGTTGCCGTGGGCGAGGTTTTGACCGGGCAGGGTGCTGCAGGTGCTCAGGCGTTTACGTTCGGTGACCCGGTACCGGTGCTCGATGGGCGCGAGGTGCTCGACTATCTGGAGTGCTGGGCCAATGGGCGCTGGTACGAGCCACCGGTTTCGCTGGATGGCTTGGCCAGGTCGACCAAGGCCAGCGTGTATCTACAGTCGGGGCTGAACTTTCGCCGCAATATGCTGGTACGGACCTTCAAGCCTCACCGGCTGTTGAGCCGCCAGGCCTTTGAGCAGTTCGCCACCGATTTCGGTTGGTGCGGCAATGCGTACCTGGAGAAGCGGGACAACATGCTAGGCCAGGCCATTGGCCTGCAGCCGGTGCTGGCTAAGTACGTGCGCCGGGGTGTGGATCTCGAGACTTACTTCCAGGTGCGCGGCTGGAAAGACGAACACGAGTTCAAGTCGGGCAGCATCGGCCACGTGCGCGAGGCCGATATCAACCAGGAGATTTACGGGTTGCCTGAGTGGATGGCGGCGCTGCAGAGCGCGCTGCTGAACGAGAGCGCCACGTTGTTCCGCCGCAAGTACTACCAGAACGGCAGCCATGCCGGGTTCATCCTGTACATGCACGACGCGGTGCAGGACGAAAGTTTCGTCACCGATCTGCGCGAGGCCATGAAGAACAGCAAAGGGCCGGGCAATTTCCGCAACCTGTTCATGTACGCGCCCGGCGGGAAGAAGGACGGCATCCAGCTCATCCCCATCAGCGAGGTGGCGGCCAAGGATGATTTCGGCGCCATCAAGAACATCAGCCGCGACGACTTGCTGGCGGCGCTGCGCATCCCGCCGCAACTGATGGGCATCGTGCCGCAGAACGCCGGGGGCTTCGGCTCGATCAAAGACGCCGCCGCCATCTGGGCCATGAACGAACTGGAGCCCATCCAGGCCAAGCTGCTGCAGGTGAATGAGTGGCTGGGCGAGGAGGTCATCCGCTTCGACGAGTTCAGGCTACCTGGCACCACTGACAGCTGA